AGAGTGGTATTGAGTATTTCCTAGATTCATCCCGAAATGCTAATGAAAAACTAAATTGTGCTAAAATAGTAATTATTTCTCAATGAAAACATACCCGCAGTTTCTACATTGATAACGCTGTTTAACTCCCCCTTTTCGTATTGCCTTTCCAGATTTCACAGCCTCATATTTACACTTCGGGCATTCCATCTACATCAATCTCCTTTAACGAGGAACAACACTCCATTACCCTTTCAATCGGTAATTCATATTCTTTCCATTTTGCACTTTGGGATCTCTGAATGTGCAATCCGGTTTTATAATTGACAACCGGCCCAGGGATCAACCATAAAAATTGAGGGTTTAATGATTCCCGATTATCAAAGGCCAAACATAAGAAATAGTCTGCAATCTTATTTTGTTTTAGGATAAAATTCCACCCCTCTTCACCACATGACGATTTTACATCAATTTTAAAACCTTTACCACAGATGAAATCATATCCCGTGTGATTCATTTTCATGCGCGTAACATTTTTAAAAATATTTGATAATACCCGCTCTGCCACATGGACCCCAAGAAAGAGTGAACACTTTTTTGATTCATTGTAGGGTTGGTTCTCTCATGAGTCATGCCTGCGTTTTGACATCATCTCGTTCCAACATAGTTTACAGATCCTTCTCTTAATAACAAATTCATCTCCGGGTTTCTCAATTTTACAAGAGGTGCATGTTTTGGGGGTTAGATCAATAATTCTCTCTTTTAACTGTCGCTTTATAGGTGTCACTTGTTTATTTTTTAACCTATATACCCCAGGTAATATTTGAAATTCATATTCTTTTTCTGGTTTTATACAAGGTGCTTCTTTTGGTAGAATCCATGAGTCAGAATCGTGGCTCATTGCAAACATATTCCTGATATATCCCGTTTATATCACCGGATTAACATTGGTTTTATAACAGTTTATATCTATCTACCTACCTACATATTTATATAGTAACGCCGTTAACACTCTTTTAATCATGTCAGCATCATCCGCAACAGCAGACCGGATAGTGATTATGCCGAACGGTAAGTTCCGCCTGTCCGCGGTGATCACCCATTGCCCTGGCTACCCGGCCCGGCCTGCTCCATCAATGTCAATACCCGGCAAGAGGGCCGACCGGATCCGGGTAAGCAGGATGTTTGACCCAGCGGTTTAAGGGATAGTCGGAAAAGAGTTTATTCAGATTCTTCTATCTCATTTTCTTTTGTTATCGTTTCGTGGATTTCAACCAGCATGAAATATATTCCGAATGCCAGGAACGCCCCGCCGATTGTGATCGCAGCGGTCCCGAATGCAGGATTTACAATCCCAATGAATCCACCGAAAAACATTAAGAAGAATCCAATTAAACCCATAACCCTGTTTTGTGACATAATGATAAGGTGCTTTGAACGGATGGACTGATAAAAGCGATGGTGATCCCCCAACTCCTATACTTTTAAACAGACATCATAAGGGTTATCAATCTTTGTTGACGTAGATCCGAGAGATCCAAAGGCGTTTACAAAAGAAAGGTCAGAACAAAGACGGACAACAACCCTGCTATTACCCGTATCCACGATATATAGGTATGTTCCATCTGTGCATATTCCCGTCGGAGTGTTGAACTCATCTATTTCGGGGCCACGGTCGCATACAACCTCTGAAACAAAAGAGAGATCGGAACAGAGGTGTTTTTTTATTGTTCCTGTTGCAACATTGCTACTGGTAATATATAGATTGGTGCCATCTGTGCATATTCCCCAACATGCCGCAGTAATTTTTGATACGTATGAGAGATCGGAACAGAGACGTTTTACAATCCGGGTGTTACCAGTATCCGATATATAAACATTGGTCCCATCGGTTGTTAATCCCATAGGCGCAGTAAATTGATCATCTCCTGATCCAAGAGATCCAACCTTTGCAACAAATGAGAGATCGGAACAGAGACGTTTTTGTATTCTCACATTCAAATAATCATTGATATAAAGGTACGTGTCGTCTGTTGTAATATAAATTGGAAAACTAAATTGGTCATCCCCCGATCCGAAAGATCCAACCTTTGCAACAAATGAGAGATCGGAGCAGAGCCGCTTAATTATACGGTTATTGCTATAATCCGCGACATAGCATCTGGTCCCATCGCTACATATCCCATGTGGAATATTAAATTGATTATCCCCGGTTCCATAACTCCCGGAAACTCCCCCAAAAGATCCGATACCGGTAAAATATGAGGATATCCTGTGATTGCTTGAATCCGCGATAAGTAGATTACCTATGCTTACGCCTGATCTCCTTATTCCAATTGGATCGATGGTAATCCGATCACCAACACTTAATGAGGCATGGCCGGTAATGGCGTCGTTTATTCTTACCCGGTTACCAACTGCTGCAGAGCCCTGGGTATGGAAGGAATGGGGTTCTACCACCAGGCGATCACCAACCGCCGTCATTCAGATATTCTCCTTCATGGTGAAGATCCCACCGTCGGTCTGACCTATTACAGTATCCCCCATGACTGCTATCGTCTCCCCTTTTTCGGTCTTTTCGTAGATCGTGCCTTTAATCTTCTTTTCAACGATCCGCTCCACGAGGTTAACGTCCGACATATCAGTATAATTGTGCATGAGTCTCTTCAGGGTCATTACCCGGTCCAAGGTGCATTGGATATCTACAAAAATTCCGGCGGGACTTTTTCGATAAGTAATATGGGTAATTTTCATCTCATCGGACGGGACTTTATCAAACCCCTCGAATTTAACCCGCTGCATGAGTCGCAAATCCGTTCTCAATTTCAGGGTTACATTATAGACATTCGGGTTAAGCTGGCACAGGTCAAAATAGTTAAGAGAGTACTCATCCACCGCCGCCTGAGTAAGAAGCCCCAATGAGCCATCGGTATCATAGATCGGCGGGGCCTCCCGGATCTTCTCTGTGCCTGCTGTCACCCCCGGTGTCTCGCGGGTCTTCTCGAAGAATTTAGCAACAGGGTAATATGTGACGGTTACAAGGTCGGCAGGTGCAAGGGTAAGACCGGTTGCTGTCACCCAATCAACTTCACCGGAAGATAGATGCTCAGTGATAACCTGGTCCTCAATTGCTCCCCCTACACCATGCTGAACGGTAGCGCTGCACGAGTCGGCCCGGCCATGCTGTGATAGTACAAAAGAGTCTGGGTCGGTTGTGGCGGTAAAAGTCTCCTGGAGGATCCCGGGGTTGCATCTTACACGGACCCGGTTATATTTTTCCGTCGATCTGTCCTCTGCTGTAATCGGTCCTGTTATGTATGGATCGGGATACTCGAATGTTACCATTGCCGGGATATGCAGATCCGCCTCCGGTGCGGTATCCGGGACCCATATCGCATAGTCGAGATTCGTTGTTGACTTATAGAAAAATTCAATGAAATAATAACTGATATAGTCCCGGATCTCCTGGAGGGCATCCATCTTCGTGATGTCGTCCCGGAAGAAATCAAACGATTTATTCCTTAATGTGCCATCGTTCCAATCATCGCAGTCGGTAACCTGATGGATGGTAAGCCCGGTGGTATTTACTGAATTAACCCCCCCGAGAAGATAATTTACATATTTCGTGATGTCGATGTAAACGCCCTCATTTTCAAGCACCCCGGCAACATCATTCAGGTAGATATCAATAGTTGGTGAAACGGTATCCCCGGAGTTGTTGTAGAAATAAGTCTGCTGAGGCCCGGTATAGTCGTCTTCCAGGGATCCAAGATACTGCCGAGTGAGAAACCAGAAGTATGAATATGCTGTGAGAATTGTTTTCTTTGCGCCTTCCTGAACGACGTATAACGGGGCGGGGCAATACCCCATGAAGACCAGTTGATCCGTATCGGTGTGATCGGGAAGTATCACTTCAATATTACGGGAATTAATGGACGGGTGTCCATCGATCTCTTGTTTACAGATCCACATCAGATCGTTAATCCCCTTTGATACTGATGTTGAAATGATGGAATCGCTCAATATCGCAGTTGTGAGGTCGATTACTACGCTATCAGAATCCGATCCTGTAGTGTTGGTCGCAGTAAGGGTAATAGTATAAGATGCCCCCCCGGAGGATGGAAAATAATGTACCGGGTTCTGATCGGATGCCGGCAAAGAGCCATCATCAAAATCCCAACTCCATGAGGTTGGAGCATGGGTGGAGGTATCGGTGAAAGTGATCACATTGCCCGCTCTGACGTATGTAAACGAGGCAACAGGGGCTATACCCACGGTGATGGTTGTCGCATCTGATGCGTCACTTCCTCCGGCATTGGTCGCAGTTAAAACTACATGATAAGTCCCTGGAGATGTAAATTCATGCTCCGGGTTCTGTTCGGTTGAAGGATCGGAACCATCATCAAAATCCCAGCTCCATGAGGTTGGTGTACCTGTTGAAGTATCGGTAAATTGAACGGTAAGCGGGGGATCGCCCGAAGTTACATCAGCCGTAAACGAGGCAGTAGGAGCAGGCGGAAGGGCATTACATACAATATCATCGACATAAAATTGCGCGTTAACGGTCCCGCCTGTAGTATTGGCAACTACTTTTCTTATCTGGATCTCACAATTCCCTGCGTAATATCCGGTTACATCGATATCAAGCCGGGCCCATCCTGACGTAAACCCATTATCCCCAGTACCGATACTGAGTGGGGGCAGGGTCTCCCCGACATCATAAACGTAAACATCAAGATACGCTATCCCATCACCGGCATGTGTTCCGGAAAAGTTGATCCAGACCGATACGGTTGTCATCCCGGTAAGGTCTATGACCTGGTAACGGGATATATCGGAGTATTGATTATTGCCGGATGCAATTACCCCGTTGCTATGCCATCCGTAAGAGCCGGAGCGTTTGGCGGTTGCATCTACAGTCTCGGTAAAAAGTGTGGGATCTGAAAATGCTTTCAGGGCCCATCCGGTTAAATCCCCGGTCTCAAAATCCCCGTTAGTAAGGGCCATCTTTACGCTACCTCATAACTTCCCGAGACAATGATCGCGATGGCCTGCCCGTCCGTCCCTGTCGTGAAGGCATAGAATTTTATCAGCTTACTCGCTGAATCCATGTCGATATATGCGAGAGGGTTGGAATAGGTCACACCCCCGGCCCCAGCCTTCTGGATGGATGCAAGAGCAGTACGATCGTTGTTATCAACTGGATCGGCGGGAAGAGAGATCGTCAGGTCAGAGCAGGCGTTTGAGTCAGCTGATGAAATATCAATATGGAAGAACACCACATTACCAATCTTTTTCCACCGGGCCACGGTTGTTATGCTCGCCGGGTCTGCCGTTGTCCATGTCAGGGTAGGGGTCCATGCCGCCCATTCCGGGAGGATGGTGGATCCGGATGCCAGGGAATTATTAATCGAGTTGTTGGTTGCCATTTTCACACCACCGTGAGATTACCCATCGATGAGATCGCCGTGAATCCCACATCGGCAACCGTGCATACCAGTTCCACACAATCGTGTGTGGCGGTCGATGCCAGGGATCCGGTGATGCCGGTTGTCGTGGTCGACCCGTTCATAAAGATATACTGGTTGGCTCTCTGTGCGATAAGCCAGCCCCCCGCACCTTTCCCGATTATCCGGATGACCGACCCCACCGGAACGGTCGCGGGAAGTGTCAGCGTTACGAGTCCTGCATTGTTGGCAATATACGCCGTGTTGATCGCTATCGCCTGCGTGGTCCCGGTGACTTCCGTCCAAACGGCAATAGTCCCGGCCTGTGCCGCCCATGCTGCGAGACTTAACCAGGCGGTTGTTCCATCCCCGAATTTTATGATCTTCAGGTCGGTATCAATCCCGGGCTCTCCCACTGCAAGGACTGGATTGGCTGCGGCCCATGCTGCCGTTGTTCCCCTGCGGTACTGGTATAAATCATCTCGTGGCATTATGGTGTCCCTCCGTCAAATGTTCCCGTTCCTGCCGTGGCTACTACTCCCTGAACGAACGATACCCAATAGAACCATTCCGATGCCCCGGGGAAGATTGTCATCTCCCTTATCGGCGGTTGGATCATTACGTTGCTGTATGTGGTGGAGCCGATCACAAGATCCCCGACTGTTCCGTATTTTGCAATGATGTTCGTAATGTCGGTATGGCTTGTAGTATGGCACCTGAACGTAGTCTCGAATCCATAGGTGGTTGAACCCTGCAGCCCGAACCCTCCGGACTCAAGCTGTGATTTTCCGAAATTGGCAGGGTATGTGATCCCGGGAGACTCGAAACGGGCATCAACCAGGTTTACCCCGTCAAAGGTGGGATCGGCCATTTATCCCACCTGTTGATTGAGTTTTTCTTTGTTCGTGAGATCAACGGTAAATTTCTCCCCCGAAAACTTTCCATAAATCGGGCCTATATTAAAAGTGGGTGTGATTGTTCCCTGTAAAACATCATTGTTATACTGCGTCCCGGTCCCAATGGTGGGAGTCCCTGACCGGGTAACACTTTCAACAAGGTTCGCAGGGCCTTTATATGGCCCCTCCGTCGCGAGGATATCCAAAACTTTCTTATTCCATTCCGCTTGAGTAAGAACCTGTGTTCCTGTGGCAATTTCCCCGGGCAATGCCTCACCACGACCTTGAGCCGCTACCAGTGCGTTCCAATCTTTTTCTATTCTGCGGTTGATCTCGTTAACGTCAAGTTGTGCATATTCCTGTTCCCTGGCGGTTCCCTTACCTAGTTTTTCCTGAGCTGCCGCAAGGTCGAGATTGTCCCGTCTTAATTTATCTTCAAGTTCTCTTACTGTTTTAGGAATGCCCCGCTGTTCGTCTTTCAGACTCTGGAGATTTTTAAGGGCATCTGAGTAATCATCGGTTGCTCGTTCAGCATCTTTCATCGCGTCTTTATGCGCTATAGTTGCTGCCGTTGCTTTATCCTGATGATACTTATATAGAAGAAACGCGGCGGTCGCAGTAATTCCGATGACCGATCCGATCCCGATAAGCTGCCCTGTAGAGATATTTAGGACTCTTGAGAATCCTTCGATAGATTGGGTCATTTCTCCCGCTATAAAGGCATTAAACATCTTCAGGAGTGGCATTGTCATCATGGTAGCGGACCCGACGGCCATTATTCCGGTTCCTGCAAGTTTATACCCCTCTCCTGCGTCACCCATCATGGTTCCTGTAGCAAACGCGGCCATACCCACAGCAGTTAGCCCCTGCCCCATATCCATCAGAGGACGCACCAGTGATTTGGTTGATACCGTAAACCTACTAACGCTTTCAGTTGCCGGTTTAATCTCTTTGTCAAACTCGTCAACGGATTTCTTCGCACCCGCGAGGTCTTCCCTTACGGTGGATTTGACCCCCATCCTCCAGACGAATCCACCAAGTACAGTTTCACCCGTCATTGTAAGCCTCCGGAATTTTCAGCGGCCTTCAGGATGGGGTAAACAAAGTTTTTCAGGGTTGCCTCTATTTCCTCATCGTTCATAACAACGCGCTCCCTGGGTGCAGGTTTTGGATATTCAAACATGAAATCTGAAACAGGGATAGGATAAGGAAATTTCTTTTCATCCCGGTATATATTTGAGAAGAGCGCACAAAGAAACGCCTCCCGGTATGCCCTGGCGTATTCCCTGTCTTCAATCCGTCTGCGCTTATCAGAGGTGATCCTAAGCATGGATGCGATTTCAGCAGGGGTATAATTCCAGAACTCCAAAGGCTTGATTGCACACAAATCATATGCTTGCTCCTGTAACTGTTGGATCAGGTCGGGTTTTTTATATCAGCATCCTCGGGTGATTTGAAGGCCCCGTGCTCATCGAGTGCCTTGAATATGGATTTTGGGATTTCGGCGGGATCCTTGCCGGACTTGATATAGAGGTCCATGAGGTCCCCGACTTTCTCAGGGGTGAGGGATTTATCCTCGTGGATAAGTCCCGCCCATAGAAGAGCCCGGACGGTTTCGGGTCCGTCGTTATTATCATCAAGCATGGCAAGTATTCCGAGCCCCCGCTCCTTCTGTGCGGATACGAGGGCATTATAGGTAAACCGTATTTCCCTTAATCTGTCAAGTTCAATCGTGATCATGATGATGGCCTCGCTACGTAAATGCGATATATTTTACTGGCTTTGTTCGCTTCCCGGGATTCTACGATCAGCAGCTTGGTAGTTCCTGCGGCTACCGCGATATTACCCGACCAGGCACCGGATACAACCGCTGTTCCGTTAACGTAGATCGTCCCGGCTGCCGCGGTGGGCTGGATGGCAATGTGCGTATCTGCGGCGTCGAGCGTGGCGTGATAATTGTAAACCGCTCCCGCAGCCGCCGGTGATGGTGTAACGGCATTACTGCCATTATCCCGTAATGCAAAGAACGGGGTAGTAAGTCCTCCGGCTGCCGTTGTCGTGAGGGTGACTTTCCCGGTGCATTTCAATGAGATTGCAACCCCGGCCTTTCCGTCGTAAGGAAGAGTCGGTTTGAACGACTTCGCCGAGGCTGTGAAACTCATCATGCCTTTTCCCGCCGGAAGGATTACTGCCGCCGCCCGCGCTGTCCTGCTCTGAAGGTCCCCGAGCATGGCGATCTGTCCGTCGGTGTCGCTTGGTAGCAGGTTCCCCTCCAGGTCGACCGTTCCGACCCGGATTATTCCCGGTACAAACTCTTCGGTATAGTCTGCGGAATCGTGGTTCGTAATATCCACATCATCGGCAGTACCGAAGGGGGGATCTATTTTGGTAAGCTCCAGTATGGGATCATCGGCCCATACCAGGGTAGTACCAAAGGGTGAAAAACCAGAACTTGTCATTCAGGATTTCCCCTTACGCTGCGAAGGTCCATTTCCCTGTGGCTTTCAGTGATGCCGTAAACGTCGCTTTCCCCTCGAACGGGAAAGACGGCTTGAAGGATTTCACATATGCTGTGCCGGTGAACGTTGCTGCTCCCGTATCGGACGAGGTAACAACGGTAGCCGCCGATGTCCGGGCCTGGAGTGCGGTAATTAATGCCGCCTGCCCTGCGTCTGTCGGGACAAAGTTTCCCTCAATTTCGACGGTTCCCACCCTGATGATACCGGCAACAAACTCCTCTGTTGCGTCCGGGGAATTGTGGTTCGTGATATCGATATCGTCGACCGTTCCCACATCAAGGGTGATCCTTGTCAATTCCTTAACTTCGGTCGCACCGGCCCCATATTTCAATGAAGATCCAAGTGCTGCAAATCCTGCTGATACCATTCTTTTTTCACCTCTGATAATCTTAAACTGCTTTCGTTACGATGTAATTCTGCACCCATTCCGGGCGCCCCTGTTCGTCATACCCGAGGTTTGCGATACTTCCCACTGGTATGATTGACTTGTACGCGGTTGCTGTCAGGGTGGTGTTTGATAGCCCGCTTAACAGCAGTTCAACCGCCTTCATCCGGGCAAACCCGGCCTCGTATCCATCCCTCGCACCCCGCCCGCGTACCTGCAGCCCGGGTGATTCATCCCCGGGACCAGACAGTAACATCTCCGGGCGGTTCCCTGCGTACTGAGTAAGGATAGTGCAGAGATCGGGATCCTCCGGGACGTAATCAAGGAAAATATCGGTTTCAATCGTGCCGATTCCCCCCGTTTCCAGGTAGTGCCCGATATCGATCGTCATCATGATATCTCACCCAGGGCCTGCCGGTATCGTTCCGGGATGATGCTGATATCCTCGCGGATTGGGTCTTCCAGGTATTTGGCTTTTTTCCCGGATTGTGACTGGAAACCGCCACCATACTTCGCGATTGCTACATTTCTGGCATGTAACCCGCTTGGTGCCCTTGTCATTGCCGGGTGATGGAGGGTAAGATCCTCGTGTTGTTTGAGGGCATACGGGGTATGGAAGCCGATATCGCAGAAAGTAACGTCCCCCTCTGTTACCGGGTCGTCAATCCTTCCCGATCCCGCGAGGGTCCCGGATTCATACGGGCACTGTTCAACCGACTTATTCAACGTCGGGAGTAAGGCAACCTGAAGAGCCGGGCCTGCCTTCTGCCATTGTGCGATCATCTCCCGGTCTGCTGCTGCGAACGCCTCTGCCTTGCCCTCCAGGACCATTTCAGATCACCCTTTTTATCCAGGTTAGGAAATCGATGATATGATCAATTGCGAAACTCACAACCGCTACAACTACGATAATAACCCCGGTGGTCTTCGTGAAAAGTTGCTCTTTCCAGGTGGTGATCGTCGTCTCCTTTGCCTGGCATGCTTCAAGCGCACAAATCCTTTCATTGTCACTTTTAAATTTCGTCATGCAGGTTTCGTGTTGCTTTTTTACGGCTGCCGTGAGCACATCCATCTTTTCGTTCAGGTCGTCGACCCCCCTCTTCATCAGGGCTAGGTCCTCTACATCCTCGCGGGTGAACTCCACTTTCACACCACCTGCAGATGTGCGGTGATCTGGTTCGTCCCGTAAGCGGTCGGTCTGTTCTGAACCCGGATAATCTCATACGTTCCGGAAAAACCCGACTGCGTAGTGACGATCCGGTATGTGAGCGGGGTAACCGTTACGGTTTCCGGGAGAATACAGACAGGGATATCAGATACCACAATGCCCCGTGGTTCCGGGTAACGCTTCTGTTCCGTAAGGTTCGTAAACCTGCAGGGGACGCTCGTCTGGTCGTCGGCCCAGGTGTTTGCACCGCCTCCGTGATGGTCGGAAGATCCCACGGTCTTTTTCTGGATCGTGCAGGTGTGGATAAAATTCGTGATATCGCCCGTCATATCAGGGTCTCCCAATCGGTTTCAGCGATATCGAATCCAGAATTATCATCACCTGCTGCTGCGGCTTTCTCCCGGAGGTTGTTGGCCTGGTTGTGCATTGCTGCCGCCATTGATGCACCGTTGATTGAGAAGCCGGAATCGCTCATGACTTGGAGCCGGTCGATGTAATTGTTGGCATAGAAGTCAAGGACTTCGGCGGCTGCAAGGCGCCAGTCGTCGTCATTGTCGGTAAGGTATGACTGAATGACCTCATCGGTAAGAAGAGCTGTTGTTGATGACTGTTCCCGGATGATCTCGCGCCGTATCCGGCCTATGTCCGTTGTCGGGTCGTATGTATGGGTCACTGGTTCCGCCTCCTCTACAAAAAAGGAGGACGGGGTTAAGCGCCACTCTGAAGATATGCAAATCTTGGATCGAGTGGTGCCCCGCCGAATACGTGGCGGACCCGGTACATGACGTTGTCCGTGGCAAAGTCGCCGTCGAACGGTGAGACCGCCCCACCGCCCACGAGGACCTTGTCGGATCCCTTCATGACGATCTCAGGTGACTCGTGACCCCTGAGGAAACCCATCTCCATGGCTGCGCCCTGCGAGGGGTCGGCAAAGAGATACCAGGATGTGGTACCGTGCGTGGTGTCGATGATCGGGATATATGGGTCGACATGGAGCTGTAACCCCATCTGCGGGATCACGTTGGTAGTTGGCCATGGAACGGCTGCGGATTCATCGTCCCCGCCATAGGTCATCATCTTATTGGCAGATGTGAGGATCGAGCGGGCGGTGAACTCCAGCGCGGGCGGGACAACCAGGTGTTTCGGCATTACGCCGATGGGCTCCCCGTTCGGGTCGGTCTGTGCCGCCATGAGTTCCATTGTGGTTTCAAGGTTGGCGATAGTAAGCGGGAGAACCCCTAGGTTTGTTACCGCCTGGCCACAATCAGTTATGGTCGCGCCGAAGAGCGATGAGTTCCCATCCCCGGTAGATGCCGCGTAAAGACTGGTTGCGAACCGTGCCTCGCTCCTGAGGGCCGCCGTTGCGAACCTCTGTGGGATGTCCTGGAAGGCTCCGAGCTGGTCGTTGATCATGCTTTCCCACGAGATATCGAACTGCCTGCCGTATTTCTTCACGTTGTACGTGTACCGGCAGTTTACCGGCTTTACCGGCAGGTATTCGCCCTTCTCGGGGACGACATCGAGGTAATTGTCCGAGCCGTGCAGCTTCTCACGCCTTACGGTGTTGAAGTCCGGGACTGTTGTTACCTTGATGTAACTCCGCCAGTCTGCATAGACCGCCTTGTAGTTCGCGAGGAGCTGGCGGTCGATGACCTGCCCGAAGAGATATGGGAAGTCAGAGGTTGTGATCGCCTCTTCCAGCATTGCTTTGTGTGCGTTCGGCCTTAACCCGGCCCGGTTCTGAATAAGGTCTTTTGCCCTGATGATATCGGCTTCACTGACCTTGCGAGTGTTAACAGAGTGGTAATTATCCCACCCTGATATTACTTCATCGAGTGTTTCTGACATTATGGTGTCTCCTTTGATTGCTTTTCGGCCTCTTTCGCCTCTTTCGCTTCTTTTGCTTTGGCTTCGGCTATCGCGGTGTCGGTGGTGATATCCTTCCGTACCGAATCGTTCTCCTGCAGCATCGCCTCATATTGGGGGATGAGGGCGTCTATCTCATCCACCCGTTTTGCCAGGGTCAGCCGTTCGTAAGCGAGAGTGCCGATCTTCTGGTTGATGAGAGCCTTCCTTTCGGAAAGGCCCTGTTTTGTTACGTCCATCTAGGACCCTGTCGCATTGTATCCGAGCAGGTAGTACGCCGTTCCGCCGTAGATGATCGGGATCTGCATACAGGTCCCGGTGTCACTCGGGTTAGTGGTGACGGTCTTACACCCGAAGGCGCCCGCCTCGATTTCGAGGACGCCTTCAAGGGTTCCTGCGGTCCCGCTGGAATTGATGTGGATGCCGGACCTGATCGCCGGGGTTGTGCCGGGTGCACCCTCTACCATGATGTCGAGGGCACGGACGAACGGGGCTATCCCGCCGTTCTTATTGTCACAGTCGAGTTTCAGGGCGGTCATAGATGTGACCGTGGCGTCTGTTGCCTCATCCCTGACGACCTTCAGTTCCCCGGCTGTGATCTCCCCACCGGTTCCGATGAGGTTGTCCACCACGCGGATATTGAACCCGTGAATCTGTTCCCCTGCCAGGAGAAGGGTTGCGGGTGCGATACATGCCTCAATGAGTTTCGCCTGCCGGAGTGCGGTATCTCCTTCAAGCAGGAAATTGCCGGTTGCTGTCGAACCGCTGCCGAAGTGCAGGATGCCGTTAAGTGGCGTCGGTGCATTGTGGACCTTCACACCCACGAGCGTGGGGGTGCTCACATGAGCGGTAACGGATCCCATGAGGTACCCGAAGAACTGGAAGTGATACGGGTCCTGCTGTCCGGAGAGGATATAGGTGTCAGACCCCGGGGTCCTCTTGATGTAAACTTCCTGCCCTGCGGTCATTGCCACGGCGATCCCGTCGCTTGTCCCGTCGCTCTTGCATCCGAGCACGTTAAGCGCCCAAATGCCTTCCGTGTCGACGGAGATCATATCGGTGGATGCTGCGGCGGATGCCATCGCAATACCGACGAGATCCCCGATGATCACCGGGTCGCCTTTATCCACGAATCCGTCAGAGTGGTACGGGTGGACAAGTTCTGATTCCAGGCAGTTCAGGTATCTTCCCTCGAACGTGCTGGAAAGTTCCTCCCCTGCTGTCTTGGTGGGTGAGGATACGCGATATGCGTTGATTGCTGTCATGGTTTAGCGCCTCCCTGTGGCTGCAATTTCTGCCATCTTTTCGGCCTCTGCTGCGGACTTTCCAGCCCTGATAAAGTCTTCCTTGTAGGATTCCTTCAGGGCTTTTCTTGCGTCTGCATCGGCTGGCTGACTGGATCCGAAGCCCCTGATCTTCCCGGTTTCCATGAGCTTTGCATAGAAGTCGGTTTCAGTCTTGAGCGCCTCAGTGATCGTTGCCTTGAATGCGTCCTCGTCGAGTTTCCCTTCTTTCAGGGTAACTTTCCCGAGGATGGATTCAACGATCCGGGGTTTTGCCAGATCGGGGACCTTTGCCGCTTTCACAGCCTCCGTTACGATGGCGGTTGCCGTGGTGATCGCCTGTGCCTCGGTGAGCCTGGCGATTATATCGGCCTGTTCCTTGTTCTTCCGTTCCGATTCCTCCAGGAGTTTTGCTTTCCCCTTTTCGGTTTCAGATTCCTGGATCTCCGCCTTGATCGCTTCGATGAGATCGGGGCGGGTTTCCTTCAGTTCTGTGAGTGTTAACGTCATGCTTTCCTCTGTTTTCGTCTTTCCGTTCGTGTTCGTCTCGCTTTGCGTGTTCTGCTGTCCTTCCGTTGGTCTCCAGCTCTCGTACATCTTGACGAGTCCGCCGCCTGCACCCGGCTTCGTTACGAAATCCACTGAAAAGGCTTTTTCAAGGGATTCAATGATCCGACCGCTGCGGCCTTCCGCCTGTCCGGGTTTGGAATTACCTTCCGCCCGGTGAGATAGCCCGATATGCTGTGACATCTCCTTGATGAGCCCCCGATAAGGTGCGAAGATATGAGCATCGGCATAAACCCCCGGGCCTCCGGGGTTGTTCTTCTCATAGGCGACGTTACCCTCGATAATTCCGGCAAGGTCTTTCACCGACCGTTCAGGGCGGGCTTTTTCCTCTGCCGTTGTCGGGTGATCAAGGTACATATGAAGACCGGGAGTGTACACCTTCGCGGCATCCCTCTCCAGCATGGACTCCGGGTAATATCCTGAACTTCCCCACCCGGGTTTTATGATCCGGATCCGGGCGGTTCCGTTATTCTGAATGGATTGTTCAGAAAGTGTCGATGGGATAAACGCCTCGTCAAATTGTTCAAAATCGTTTCCTTTCACTGTCACATCTGCGGCCTCCTCTTTCGGATTGGCCTGCCATGTTCCGCTGTCTCTGTCCTGCCGGTAGGATTTCTTCACGGCGGCCCATGCTATTTTCATACAGTCTTGTTCAGATGCCCCGCTGCTCGCTGCGGAATTGAAAGCTGATAGAAAGATACGCTGCGCGTGAACCGGCAGGTTATCACGGATAGAAGAGGGTAAGTCCTCCGGCGAGGCGTAAGGCATTAGATATATATGTCTTATTTCGGTATTTATTGCCCCGATAAAATAAGGTAAAATTTATGGTGCCGGGATTTCCAGGCTCCCGCCGTATGCTATGAGATAGCGCCCAGTAATGGGATCCTCTATAATCTGCGTCCCTGAAGTATTCCCGATTGTTTCAAGGAATGTTTCAGCTTCCAGAAGGGAGTTCTTGATCTCAGCCGCCCACATTATCGCCATGATCAGGCCGTCTTTGCAAGCAGGAATCTTCCGGTTATGGGATCTGCCACCATCTCAATATCAGATGAGTTTACCGTTGCCTCGATACCGGCTTTAAGTTCCTCGAGTGATTTGTAAATCGTTGCCGTCCAGTTAACCATATTACACCATTGCGCCCTGTTTATTTATTGCCTCGATATAACGGCGGCGGTACTTTCCCACCCCTTCATGTGTCCTGGTCCGGTTGTTGTCAGAGGGATAACAGTTAGAGAGGAAATCTGCGATACACCGGTCTGATGCGTTGCTGCCGTCCATAATAAGGAGGTCAATCACTCGTTTCTCCCGTTCGGATAAAACGAGTTGTGGGGGTCGGGCGGTTACATTGCCTTTCAGGTTTCACACCACCCGGACAACCGTGCTGTTGCTGCTGCTCCCGGCGCTATTCGAGGCGGTGAGTGTGTCCACTGTACCGGATGGCCTGATAACATGGATCTCCTTGGTTGCTGCGAGGATTTTTTTAAGTCCGGTTTCGTCAATCGTTTATTTCGCCTCTTTAGGGTTCTGCCGTGGTTTTCTTGATATCATCAGCGCTCACAGGGGTGATCTCGATCTGCTTGGCAGTCGTCTCCCTGATACTTTCCTGGTCTGCGACAACGGCCTGTTTTGCGGCCTCTACTGCCTGCAATACAGGAGTGATCTTTGCGTTGTTGCGCTCTATTATCCTCTTATTTTCTGCAATGAGTTGAACAAGTGAGTCTTTCAGGGGTTTTATCTTGCTGATGTATTCCTTCCTGGAAACACCTTCTTTTGCACATAATGATCGTTCAGATTCGATCTTCTTTTTCAGGGCTTCGATATCTCCCTCGATTGTGAGTTCCAGATCCTTGGGTGGGGTATACGCAATCTTTTTCAGTTCTTCCTCTGCCTGCTCCTTTGCCCAAAGGATTTCGACAATGGGCGGTATCTGCTCCGCTGTTAAAGTTGTCATTTTCAGGTATACCTCCTTAAATCATAATAGGGGTTTTTTCCATACCAGGATAGTACGGTTGTGGGTTCTGTTGCGGTGTATTTACGCGCAGCAACCCAATCACAAAGATAATCGTGGTTATCCCGATCATTATAAAATAGCACCGATCTTGCTATTGTTGGAATGTTTGTTGTGTGATTTGCCTGTATAACGTCATTTATATTGAATATTATGCTGGTTGTTGAATTTCTAATTATTTCATATTTTTTATACCCGGATTGTCGGGTAACGGGGAAGTTTAATGTGTTTGCCGATCCTGAATCGTTAAAATTCTGTGTGGCAAAGAACGCTTCCCCATTTTGGAATCGTATCAATGCCGTAGCATCGGTTCCAGTCCCGTATTGTAATATGCCCGTCCCTGTACCTGCATTAGCATTTCCATAGTAAGGCGAGCAGTAAGCCATGATCGCGGTATTAGTTCCAAACGTGGTGTTTGATTTTATCGCAACTGTATTTGATCCACTATGGAAATTTATTATACCGCCTGATATTGCAGGGGTTCCTGCAACAGAGGTCCACTCCCCTGTATCCAAACTAACACCATCAAAATCATAGAACAAATCGAAGGTGTTTTTCCCATTTGATAGATTATAACCTCCGTTACGACCATAGAATATCAGGAATACCCCGGCATTTGCGAGGGGATTTTTTGACCAGACAACCGTTGAATACCCCGACACGGAGGAAGAAGTCTCTACCCAATGCGGGCATTTTGTGCCATCTGGAAGCATGACAAGAACATCTGAAAAGTCCTTCCTCATCCCCGGGAGCCATTTCAGATCGAAACGGTGCTGGTACCCAGCCGTTGAAGTTGGATTCGTCACGGTATGGATCGCCATGTACCGATGGTTCTGCGAGGCACGATACAGGCGGTTATCAACAATCCCGTGAACCTGTGACAGTATAACCATTTTTCAGAGCCTCATGCGTACTTATCCAGCAGCGCCAGTAGTGATAGGTTCACAGTCCCGGTGATTTTCTCCATGATCTGAACCGTCAGATAGAGTGTCGTCCCGCTGGCAAACGCAAAGGGGATCGGGACATCATACTGGAGGACCCGGTATACTGATTTTGTGGTATCATGAGCTGCGAGGGCGTCACGGGTGAAAATCGAATTATCATAGGTTGCTCCCGCCACTGATCCAAGGTATGTTTGACCCCGGCACAATTCATCAGCCGCGTCGTCGATCAACAGGACCTCCCCGTCCTGCAGGTCTGGAGTAAGGGTTGGATCCGCTGTAAGTGGGATCCATTTATCCCCGGCTGTTATCGCGGCGTTGGTGGTCCACTTCGCTGTCAGGTTATTGGCCCAGCAGACCAGCGCCTCTTCCTGGTTATATGAACTATTCGGGTACAGGCATATCTTCACACCCTGGTTTGCCTTGTAGATCATGGCGTTATCGTCGTGGAATGATGCAACCGTGCCCTTCGCGCCTCTTACTACTGCCAATGAAAGAGCAGGGGCTAAAAGGATCAGTGTTGCCAGGGGCCGGGTTGTGAATGCTGAACAGGCTGATACTCTCGCACGCACGTAGAACTTTGTTATGCCATCGACCGCGACAGCCGCCCATGTCGTGGGGACGTTCCAAGATACCATACGGCCTCCAGCTGCTGCGGTGAATGATGCGGTGGTGTCGGTGACTACCGTCAGCGCCTTCCAAGTCGTATCGGTATCGTAATACTCCCAGGTGATCGTTCCGGTATAGACTCCGGCAGTCCCGATAACAATATAGATCCCTGCGAAATGGGTTGCATGCCCGATATAAATTGCGTCGTCCGTCTGGTTTGCTGACGGGCACAATGCAACATCATTCGCTGTGCCACTTGCGGCGTCTGCGGTTTCATCTGCATAAGTCGTGTTATTGGACGTATACGCCCGAACGGAATCAATCGCGCCCGATGCAATCCCGACACACTCCATGCACTCCGAATCACAGAGCAGATAATCCCCAGCTGCAAAGGTTCCTGCCAGGTTGTCATATGTGATATACGGATCCGTGGGTAATGCCCCGGCTGCGTTGTTCTGGAGGGCTGATGCGGCTGCTTGCTGCCCCGCTACCCAGTCTGCAAACAGGCGCAATCGTGCGATCTGTCCGGTTGTGGCCCCGATATCAACAGAGTCATTCTTTCCTGCGAAGGCGTCTGTTGTGGCAAAGGCGATTGATTTCGTGACTTCCGAAAGGCGGGACGGTGCACCTCCTCCTGCAGGGGTGTCCCATGAATCATCATCTTTCAGGAATTTTCCGGTAGGGGTGGGGGCTGCCGGCACCCCCGCTCGTTTTGTGGTTGATATTGCGGGTAGTCTGTCACCGTCAAGGCTACCGGAGGTGATATCCGATCCCGCGTGTGCATGAGATGCGGCGGCAAAATCACCCGTGTTATTGGAAGCTGCCGTACCCATCCCCAAAAGAGTCTTTATCGCGGCTACATTCAGGGCGGTGATATGCCCCCCAGTGATCCTGCCTATGAGGGTTTGTTCTGCTACCGTGACGGCTGCCGGGGTGTTATCTGCTACCGATGCAATGATGCTTTCCGCGTCGAAAAGGGCATTGTGGACGGCGTTCGCGTCGGTTCTCCCATCTGTCAGGCGGGTGTCTGCATTATCAACCAGTTTATTTGAGGCTGATACCGCTGTTCCCGAGGTTCCCACGAGTCCTGCCTTTTCATCGGATGATGGCAGGGTTGTGTGAGAGTGCGCTGATACCGCGTAATCCGTCGCCGCTGTGTATGCTGCCGTCCCGAGTCCCAGGGCGGTTTTAAGTTCGTTGATGGTCTTCTTTATGAATGCGCCCGCTCCCGAGGCCATGAGGACATCATTTGCGGCGGTTGCCAGGGAGTGTTTGATATACTGTGTGTGATCATCATCAGCAAGCCCGGTTAAGAGTCCGTGATCTGTTACCCCTGCCGGGTTCGTACCATTGATCCACTTCCCCGAGGAGTATTTCAGAACCTGGTCATCTATCGGGGTGGTGATCGTGACATCATCAAGCTCTGACAGGTTCGACACACCGGATCCAGAGTTTCCACCGGTCCACATCACCCCACCGGACGCAGGGATTTTTGCTATTTCCTCCCGGGTTGAACGCTTTACAAACTCCGTAGTTGCTATCCGTTCGGATGAGTCAAAGGTTTCCGGGGTCGGGGCTGTTGGTTCTCCGGTGAGCTGTGGGGAATCTGTGGGGGCAAAGACCGAAATATCAGGTGTGATGCCGTCTTTTCCATTCCTGCCGGGTGGACCCTCTAACCCACGGGGGCCTACAAGAGATACCCCGTCTTTTCCATTCTTCCCGTCTTTACCTGGGATACCCCGTTCTCCGTCTTTCCCATCTCTTCCATCGCGCCCATCACGTCCGTCTTTCCCGTTCTTTCCCGGTTGTCCATGGAATATAGGGAGATCAGACCATGGGGTTTTTCCGTCGCCGATCTTGGAATAGGGGATCTTGCCGGGTTCGATGACAACCCCCTCCTCCCCTTCACCCAATACCGGGTTTGCATCCTGCCATTCTTTCTCTGTTCCGTGCATGAGCAGGAATTGAGTTTCATCAAAAACAGTTCTGATCATGGTTTTCCTCCGTCGAGTACATCAGCTACCACCCTCCCGGGTCGCCCGCAGTTTACGACCTCTTCCGCTACAGATCCGGGCTTGCCACGTCTGAATGAATACCGGACGGCGGACAGTTCCAATACCTTTACCTCCGTGATAATTTCCGGTATAGTGGTTATCGTGGATTCAATCGGTGCGGGAGGTTTGATCTCGATTATCTCCGGCCTAAAGGACTCAATCGCGCTTACCGATACGGCGAAATCCCCCTGTGGTCCTGCGGTGTCGGGAAGATCGGCACGGTAGAGCTCCGGGCAACGACATTTAGGGTGTGCCTTGGCTCTCATATGCCCTGATGAATGTGGCTGATCAATGGGGATCCATCCGTCTGCCATGTTTTTAGAGCAGATAGGACAGGTTTTTTCATCCTTCATTGTGAGCCAGAACTTTTTCATCTTGAAACCGACCCGCTGGATCTGCCGGATCATGTTCTCTTTCGTGGCCTCATGTGCCTCCCCGATCTCCGTTACTGCGATCAGTTTTGCACGTTCCCCGCCTCCCGGTATGGAATACTGCTCGAAGTCCGTCCTGATATCCCGCGCAATCTGCTGGTAGGTCTTGCCGTCCTTGTACCCCTTCTCGATCACCGTGTTCAGCCTGGCGCGGGTGGTTTCATCGATGCCGCCGATCCGTTCCGCTGCCCGTTGTTCAAGGTAAGCATGAACCTTCGGATCGACCGGGTTAAATGCAAGTTTAATTCCCAGCTGGGTGGTGAGGGTCTGTCCCCCGAGTGCTGATGCTATCGCCATCGGTCCCGAGAGTGCCCGGGCAAATTCCGACCGAGTTGTTATGGCGGCAATTGAAAAAGCGGTCTGGAGATCCTGCCGGGCCTCCTCCTCGAAGTTATGGGATAACCGCTCCATCTGTTCAAGGGTAATCTCCCCCTGCCGTTTGAGGATCGCGGCTACACGAACCGCGGTTGCCCTCTCTAGTTGCTGCAATTTTATATCCGTGGTTCTGATGTCGTCTGCGATAAGGTAATTGTTGACAGCCCGTTTTATTGAGGAGATGTCGGTCGGGAGGAGGGAGTCGGTCATCACCACCACCGATGCCATTTACCAAATAGTCCAATTGCTGCGACTATCCCGCTGGCAATCCACGACAGGTAAACACCCTCAATGCCGTAATAATGATAAATCAGGATATCCCAGCTCATACCGATCCCGCCAACTTCTTTTCTTTCGGCTTTGTTCTCTGCTCTGTCTTTTCCTTCGGGCGAGTGATCTGTTCCAGCACCCCGACCCGCTGCCGGAGTACGCTGTTGTCGTTCTGCAGGGCGATAATCTGTTTTTCCAGCTGTCGGATTTTTGCGTCTTGTTTGTCCTTTTCCCTGACGTAAACCTCAGGCATTATTCTTCCTCTTCGTCGGTTTCCGGTAAGAGTTTCCGAGCTAGGGCCTGTCTCCGTTCGTGTTCTTTTCTCTCATCTTCTGATATCGCTGATTTTCCGACAATTTCATATTCCCCGGAAAACCTGCTTTCTTTCTCTTCAGACTGCGGCAAGTTGGATCACCTTCGTAACACGATTATACCCGGTTTTATACTCCGTTGAGTCCATAACCTTGAATTTACCGGGTTTCATAATGAACTCTTTTTCAAATCCTGCTTTTTCTCCCATTAATGGGAGTGCTTTGTCACCTTTCCCGGTCACATACTGTAAAACAAGCGCGGCGACGTATGCCCGGTATGCTTCGAGGACCCGGGCGATCATACTATACCCCTTATGTTAGTAGGTAGGTAGGTAGGTAGTTTTATATATTTAGGCTGCGTATAATAGTATATGTCAGAATTTACTATGTTGAACACAGAAGGATATTCACAAGAGGAACTTGATAAGATGAACATCGAACTAAAACGCCGTCTTGCATCTGATGAGTTAGAAGGTGTTGAAGAGTCAGAGAGAGAAAAAACAATATCGGAGAGGGTTGCGGATGCAATGCTGTTCTGATATGATCTGCCCAAAATGTGGATCAAATAATTGTATAAAGTCCGGGGTAAAGATTCAGAGAGGCGGGCCTGTACCCGCTGCTCAATGCAAGGATTGTGGTCATCGCGGCCCGGCTTCAAATTTTTAGTCATCTTATTTTTCCCCATTCCAATTTACTTTTTTTAATAGTGCCTTTTCTTCATCTGTGACTGGTTCATTTCCCGTCTTTTTATATTCTCCTGTGAATTTCCCGTCTTTTTTACTTTCTGCCATAATTAGACCACCGTTATTATATGAAAGTTTACACCGGTTTTTGCTGTGATTTTGGATTTTCCTATTACTTTCCAATTTTTGCCCCTAGGTAGTATCAGTTCATTCTCTGCAAGATTGCTTACAAAAACCCCTTTTTGGTTGCTTGTGGTTATTGCTCGGAGGATAGTTACATCATTTCCGTCAGGATTATCGTAATCATCCTCTGATCCCCCCCATAACCCCCCAAAGTCTGCTGCTGTGCCGGGGTTTAGACTAAACGATTGATACGCGGGGTCTTTATACGTGTCACCTACCTGTGCATTAGCCAAACTTTCACCAGTATTACTCCCTACCCCCCGGTATAACTCCAATCCTTCCGGTAAATTCGGGGAATTATCAATTATTTTATCAATTGCGTCTGTTGTTTCTGTTGTTTTTCCTCTACGTAAATCTTCATTATTTTGGATATATCCGTTTTCGCAATGTTCGCCTAATGGTGAGTTAGATAATTGTGTATTATTATTCCCATATTGGGAGATGCTATCCGGGATACGGGAGGCGGTTGCTTTTGCACATTCAACCCCCGTATTAAAATTTGGGTTTTCAAAATATGCATTACCACCACCACTGCCTTTTCCAAATGCCTGATCCGGTGTCTTTCCCTTGCCGATCCCGCTCTTGATCTTCCCATCTCCCCCGATAAGCAGGTGGTTTCCTGCGTCTGTTGTTATCCAACGCCCTTCATCCTCGGATTCTTTAAAATTTGCCATTGCCTCTTTCAATGCCCGGGCGGTTTCGGCGTTCATCTGGTTGATCGCGGCGTCCGCCTTCATCAGTTCGAGGTCCTGGTTATATTGCCCGAATGGATCCGGGGCCTGGGGGGCTGAATAGAAAGATGGTAAATCGTCCGGCGGGTAGAGTTTATCCAGCAGTTCCTTATCCTTGATCTCGAATGCCTTCAGGGTGAGCCCGGCGGCTGTCCGGAGGTCGATTACTTTCTTATCCACAGCGGCACTTATGGCCTGCATGGTTGCTAGGGTATCGTGTTCAAGCAGCGGGGGAAATTCAACCGTGACTTCCCGGGATGCAATGCCGCCTTTCTTATCGAGAATGTTCAGCTCATATGATACCGTGCCGTCGTCGTTCTCCGCTTTGTCACCGTCGAGTTTGCCGGACTCAATCGCCATATCAACCACGTAATCAAGGATCTGCGTGTAGATGTCCACCCAGATAGCCCGGCGGTTAAGAAACTGGAGTTCGAGCGGTCGTTCCATGGCCTTGGCGGTTGCCAGGTTCCCGGTCGACGGGTCCCCGTTAAGGATCTGGTCGGGGATACCGGAGGAGGAGGAGACCATTAACCGGAGTGCGTGGGCGTCGTCTGCGGAGGTCGTTGCCCCGGAGGTCCGGTATGGCTGCATGGTGATATTCTCACCCGCGACGATCGTACCGGCAACGGGTAGGTAATCCTGTGATGCTGCGGCTCCGGTGTTCGGGTTCTGTCCGGCTACCGTGGCCTGAATCTTACTCTTCGCCGCTGCAATGGCCTTCGCGCCGCCCTTGGTTGTCATGATGTGAGCATGTCGGGCATAGGCGGCTACGAGCTTTGACCAGTTTTCGAGGAATGTTTTGTACGCCTTGGCCCAATCGATTGAGGCGTAGACTTCCGAGATGCCCCATTTCATATCCGGCAGGCAGTTGATCTTTACGTGGAAGACGGGGGTTTCCCATGCTACCGGGTGCCCGCCGATATTATCCGGCTTGTCGGTCGGGTTATATCGCCAGTCGGGATAATAGACCGTCTTGGCGTCTCCGGCAGTGACCCCGTTGGCATAACTGAATGTGTTCTCAATGAAGTTTCGGCGGTAGAACCACGGGGTCTTTTTGTCGTCGGGGTCGGTGATGATGTCGCCAACCTCATACATAGGAATTGTCCTTACCGTGACTTCCCCTGTGGTCTCGTTTGGGAAGAGGGCAATAAACAGGTTTCCTCCACACGCGAGATCGCGTTCATTCTCCATCCTTGCGAGGTGGCTGTTCCAGGCCGCGAGGTTCTTCCGGTCCTTCAGGAACTTTTGGACAACGACGTTTACCTCCTCGGTTTCCGCCCTGATGGTTAAGCCCTGCGCGAAAACGTAGAGGTTCTGCACTTCGATTGAGCGTTTGATAAGGGGGTTCTTCATCCAGTAGACCCGGGAGAGGTCATAGAGAGTATCGAGGCTGGTCTTTGTCAGCTCCTTCCCGCCGCTGGCACTTCCGAATAATTGTATCCAACCCTGCTCCTGGAGTTGTAATTCAAGCTGGGTGAGGGATTCGGTAAGAAGTTCCTGGTTTGCCTGTCCTGCGGATACCTGCTCCTTCAGGTCGCTTATCTGCTCCGACATCGAGGGCTTCTTTGTGCGGGGGGTCATTTTCAATCAGTCCCTCGCAATATCGATCCATTCAATCTCTTTTCCGTTACTGTCCCGGACAACGAGATAATTGTCATATGTCGAGACCCTAGCATCATCTGGGTATTTTTTTAATTCGGTGATTAAATCCCCTGTTTTCATTCTTGTCAGTCCTCCTTAAACTCTTCAAATTGGTGAAATCTCGTAAACATCATCATCGGTAATCATCTCCTGCGTTATGTGCTCATCCCCGAGGTCGAACAATTCCCATACCGCCCATACAAGGGCATCCATCCGGTCTGGTGACTTATCCCCGGGCTGCCATTCGCATAACTGATCTTCCAGTTCCGGGAAGGTCCCAAAGTGGTGGATCCGCCCCTGCTCATACATGGAGGCAACCGGCTCCGCCCGGATGGCCTTTCCCCGGGAGGCATGGACGGCGGTAAAAGGAATGTTCGGGCTGACTGTCCTCACGTTGACCTCTACCAGGTCGCCGCCGTTGTTGACCTCTCCGATCACCCGGTCTGCCTGGTATCGGTTGAACGCCTTCACGATTTCCACCGCCCAATCATGGGGGCTGCCGTGGATCGTGTGGTCCCCGAGGATGTACCCGTGGCCGTCCGCACCAATCCCCGCCGCTACAATGCCGGTATCATCAGAGGTTTTACCTGCGGTTACTGCCGGGTCCACGCCGATCACGACCCTTAACAATTGCGGGCAATGCTGAACCCGGAGGTTTTCAATGATCTCCCTCTGCCAGAGTGCATAGGGGTTATCATCAAGGATTTCCCCTTCAAGTTCCTGCCGGCCTAACCGGGTTCCGGCATACTTATCCTGGATGCGTTTCAGGAACAGGGGGGAGAGATTATCCGCATTTTGTGAGGTAGAAAACTGGATATCAATAGTGGTGGGGTCTTTGACTAGCCGCTTGATAATGGGAATTGGACGCGGGGTGGTGGTGCAGAATACTTGTGGGTTATTACCAAGCCGCAGCCCCATTTCCATATTGTCCCACGTATCGTCGGGATATTTGAACTTCGCAAGCTCATCAATCCAGACTGTATCATGGGCCGGACCCCTGAGCTGGTCGGGCTCCTCACCGGTGAAGGTGGTCGCAATTGCGCCATTGGGAAAAGTAAGGCGGCGTTTTGAGGGTTCATAAGTGGGTCTTTCATCGGGTCTGGCAACCTTCATGATGGAGGAGGGACCGACCTCTACCATTGTATCCCGGATATCTGCGGAGGTCTGACCGATTAGGGCGATGTGTTTATATCCATCCCTTACCCGCTGAAGAATCCATTCAGATCCGGCCCGGGTCTTTCCACCGCCGCGGCCTGATCGCATGAGGTAACAGAACCAGGTTTTATCTTTCGGGGGGATCTGTCCCTCGTGTGCCTGGAAGGTCCACCGGGACGCATATTCCCGGAGGATATCGGCATCACTTACGCTTGGCGAGGATTTCACGAGCACGTCTTTCCACCTCCTCGTCTGATAAGTTGTTCAGGAGGATTGGGCCGCCTTCAGGACCGCTGTGTTCAAGCTGCTGCCGATCCCTCCATTCGTCCGGCCTGCGGTTTTTTAACCAGAAAATTTGAGCCGTTGTATCTGGCGGGATATGCTTCTTTGTCTTCTTTACCTGGACCCCACCGTTCGGGTATTCCGTGGTCTCTACCACATCGAGATCATAACCGTTCGCTCTTTGGAAAAGCGAGGCTTCTACTTTGCTGTCAGCCTCCGCTTTCCCCTCTTTTAGGGCGTCCGAAAATTCAGGATATTTCTTACGCCATTCTGCAAGGGTTGATTCAACAATCCCCAATGCGTCCGCTATTTCCGGATTTGTTTTACCCTTCCGGGATACCGATAATGCGATAGCTGGGTGTCTCTTTGGATCATATCGGGGTTTTCGGCCTGCCATGGTTAACTCACTCATCCCCTGAATACGGCACGGTTTTTTCTTCCCCGCAGACCGAACACACAAGGATCTCATAGACCCGGTTCTCCCGGGTACGGATCCCCATATAGCGCCAGTCGTGATCGTGGGGTGGGGGGTTGGTGGTCGTGGGGATCATCGCGCCTCTCGCCTGTATAGGGTGGAGTGGCATTGTGGGGAAGCAGAAGTTCATTTCTTCATCAGCTCCGGACATTTTGCCATATCACACCATTCAAAAGTGCCTTTATGGGATGGATGGGGACACCTTGCCGATCCCTGATCTCTTACAACAGGATATTTACAGGGGATTTCGATAGTCCTCCACCATTCTTCATAGTTCATGCCGTCACCTTCGGAAAACTCTGCTGTGTCGGGCCGGGTTCAAAGGGAATCAGGGCGTTATCCTGGATGATATAGAACCCGTTCCGGGTCATCGGGTGACAGGTAGTCTCTCTCAGGTAATCCAGGGATTCCCGGTGGAATAATCCTCCCCCGTCTGCTATCCGGAACAGTCCCGATCTGTCCCATCCCTGGGCATACTGATGCCCGTGGAACCCTACCACATTGCAGGCATGTTTTGCACAGAGATCGCGGACAACAGATAGATTGACCTGCCGGAAGTTTTTAGGATGGCAGAGAAGCCACAACTGCCCCTTCTGGATAAGATGAATGTGATCGTCCTGAGTAATGTGGACCTTCTGGGAGAATCTTTCTTCAGAGATATTTTCGGGTATTGCAGTCCTGAATAATTCCCTCATACCCATCATGCCGCCGTTCAGGTCCATCCAGCGTTTCTCATGATTCCCACGGCAGAAAAAGATCCGGTCAAATTCGGGGAGGAGCATTTTAAGGATTTTTTGGACCTCTTCAATCTCTCCCTCGAATGGGAGCACGTTCGAGATACGGGCGAATTTGGAGTAATTATCGCAGTCCCAGAAGTCACCCCCTACAACCAGGTCTTTTACCCCGTGCTCATCTTTTGCCTGAATGAGCTGGTCATAGGCGATCCAGTTCATGAAGGGGATATGCCAGTCACCGGTTACGGCGACGTTATCAGATTCAAAGAGGAGAGGGTTTCGCTGCTCATCTATCATTTCGGCAAATATGCCCTCTTGTTTATGCCCGTATCTTTTACGTCGGGTTTTTAGGTTCTCGTTTGCCGCTTCTGGGTGGAGTTTCTGCCAGTGCTGACCCTTCGCGGATTGCTGCGTCAATCGTCCCGCGTCGTATTTCTTTTGTGATGCTGCCTTCTTTACGGGGTCCTTAAAGGGCAAGATTATAACTCCTCTATTTTTCCCAGATCTTCCAGTACCGATCCGTCCCTGAACTGCATACCGGAGCCTTCAACGGTCAGCTCGTCGTTGTCGATCTTGTAATTGCAGCACCGTTTTTCAAAGGGGCATTTGTCCCCGGTTTCCTCGATGAGAAGACAGCGATAGAAGAGGTAGTGGATTTCGACTTTCGGATCGTTGGTGTCTACTACCACCTGCGGATCTGATCGTTCAAAGGTGCAATCGTCAGGCATGAGTCCTTCTGTTTAATGCCGGGAGGGGCCGATGAACCCCATTGGGGAGATAAATCCCCTACATCTATGGTATTTAGCCTTTGACCCTGGTGTGATTACAATGGTGAGTATCGCATGAGACTTCCGTGCAGTTTTTTCCCGGCCACTTGTTTATGATTCAACATTTGTTGACTTTTGTTCCATGTGGAACAATTTTGAGCCAACAGAGGAGGGTTATTATTTGAAAACCCCGTGGGGAAACCCTCATGTTCTTTCGATCTGTTATCCACACAAATCTGGTTCCAAGGTTTTGAAGGTACTACTATTGCACCGGATCGGGATGGTGTCCCCAGCATCCTTCATCGTCCGGCAGTCCCCCGGCGGGTCATGAACCGTGCCTTATGCTGTCGTAGCGGGGGAAATTGGGGTTTGGGATTTTGCGAACTCTTGGGCGAGGGGTCGGCGATAATCAGGGACTGATTATGTCATTATCGCGGCATAGACTCCCCTAAGGCGTTCCCAGGTTCCCCGGAACTCCTCTTCGGTGATCTTGTCGTCGTATATGGCATCGTCTACGGTGTCGATTGTTTTCCTCATTTCCGCGAGGATCTTTTTCCCTTTCTTGTACCGGAGGTCATTCGCCACGTATCCGAGGATGATACCGGAGCCGATGGAGACCATTCCGATTAATGCCGCTTCTGTTACAGGGTCCATGTTTTTTCACCTCACTGGAACGGGCACATCTTCCCGAGCCCTTCGATCACTTGCGATTTCGAACATGAGCCTGTGGCAAAGAGCGCGTCTGCGGTTGCCATGACATCGGCCTGCCATTTCTGGAAGGCTGCAAGGCGTTCGGCAGGGGTGAGTTTATTCAGGGCTGCGTATCCTGACGCAACGGGCCCCGAGTACTCAGATGGTTTCAGGAGCTGGAAACTCCGCAGTTTTGCCATCAGTAATCACCCGGCTTTCCCGAGCCCTTGATGAGCCCGTATTCGATGTCATACCAGGCAGATGGGACGGTGATCGTATAGGCTGCGAGTCCTTCTGATTCCGCCTCTGCTACCTGCCGGAGTAACATTTCCTGTTCCTCTGCGGGGTGGTCGAATGTGAGCCAGCGTTTCGTCTGGTCGGACATCTTATAGGACCGTGGCGGGAGTTCAGCCGGGGCAACGGTTACGCTGTCGTCTCCGGGTGTGAAGTAACTCACGACCGCCTTTGTCTCCTGTTTTGCCTGTACTGTTTCGGCCTTTGCGGTTGTTGCTTTGCGGTGCTGCATATATGCAATGAAGGCCGCAATCAAGACGGCGCCCGCCTCAAAGACCTGTTGTAGTAATGGATCCATGTTTTTTCAGTTCTCCTTTCTTTCGCGAAAGATGCAGAGACTGTCTGCACACATGAGAAAAGGAAAGGGAATAAAATATGGGTTAAGCCGGTTCGGTTAGGCTCTGACAGGTTCGGGAACGTTCCGAAGATACCGCCATGCAGCATCAGGCACGGGGCCCTTATGATACATCTCGATATACCATCTCAGGCAGGATTTACAGCACTGGTTGAGGTGCTCGAAGGGGTTCCAGTCGGGCGGGGCTTCGTGGTATTTTTCGGCAATGTTCCCACATACCTGATGCCCGAGGTGTCCGATAAGGTGGGCCTTGTGGCGGTCGTCGGAGATGATCCAGATGAGGGCGGTCATTGAGCACCCCCACTTTCAACGGCAGAATGGCACTTATAGCATAAGTAAACCCATTCTTTTGGTGAAGTGTTCCGATTATATGTTTTGTGGATGTTGTGAAGAACCATTCTTTTATGGGGATTTTGGCACATCGGGCAGTTTATTGGTTGTTTAATCCTGCTTCTAACCCATAGATGAATAGCGAGATAACCAGGTTTCTCACCGTTATAGTGCATTCTGCAAATTTCACAAGTTTCGGTGTTTTCAGGGTTCCAGTTTTCGAGCGAGAGAGTTCTTATCAGCTGTCGTCCACATAGAGCCATGCCGGGTTCCCTCTGGAAGTGGACGGTATGCGATCCGGTGCGGGCATTCTTTTTGCGGGAGGCGACCCATTGTCCGGGGGTCATGATTTGCCCCCCATCCATACTGTTCTGCAATCAAAAGATGTGATTTCTTTTTGTGGTCTGGGATGGTGTTTAGTCCTGATAGGTTGCTCTTTTTTAGTATTGCATTTTTTACAACATAGGGCGAGATTTATAGGTTCGTTGCTTCCACCTTTTGAGAGTGGGATGATATGATCAATTGAGATTGAATTTTCCCCATGACCGAAAAAATCCATTTCCTGATGGCAATATGGACATTTAAGATTGTTTTTGAGGCTTGTTTTCACAAGGTTTTTGATATCAGATCGTTTTATTTTTTTAATGCCTCCCTCAATTTTATTCTTGCATCGTTGATTGATGGCATGATATCTTCTGATGCTGAAGAGGTGGAGTCTTTTTTGAACTTCACAAACCCCAATATAGCAACATTTCCAACCGTAACCAAAACACCCATAATTACAACGAACTGGCGTTTCGATCATATGAGGATCATCTCCTTGAAATATTCGCAGTCTTCGCCATCGCATCGCTGATTATCAATTTTGCAAAATTCGCACCCAGGGTATTTTTCTTCATGAAAAATATAGGGACATCTCCGGGATCCTATAAGGGGCTGCGGGGTCATACATACCCCCAGGGCCTTCCGCTCATCATCATGGGTGCCGGGGTGGGTCTTGGTGGTGGTGGGATCATGATCTCACCCGGGCAAATTCGATCCGGTTGACAATTGTTTCGGGGGTGACGGGTCGTTTCTTCGTGCTCATTTCCCGGCAGAACATTTCGACAAATTGTTCGGGGGTGAGATCGGGGAATCCTTCACGTTGGACTTCGGGCCAAAAATAATTAAATCGTGCTCCATTTGGACGATATGGGAACCATTTGATATAATGTAATGGTTCCGGAGAATTATCTTTACAAACACATTCCCCTAGTTTCCGGATCTTCTCACCCGGTTTCAATCCCTGCGCCTTTTCCACAGCCATGAAGTGATCACCGGGTTTCAGGTTGGCCCATCCTAACCGTCTGGTAACGTCCTTTGTGCCATCAATGAATTGCTGCGTTGTCAGGAAAAATGACATGTTTCTCATCGCTTTCCCTCCCACGGCATGAAGTGATCACATTTTCCATCCTTAATCTCCGGGCACTTCATGAAGTAAGATTGCCAGAAAGGATCGGGTTCGGCCATGTAGCGGAAACATTTTGTTCGTGATTCGCAAACATCACCCGGGCACATGCAATAGTCTACCATTTACTCCACCGCCTCACGGTCGTGATCCTCTAACATCTCCGGCAGATGCACCGGGCAGTACGATCGGTACGCCTCGTGCGCATCCGCTGACAGGGGAAAGTCTTTCCCGCATACCTTGCAGTGGCCGGTGATCGTGGTGGTGGGAATCATGCTTCGACCCCCGGTAACTGCTCATTCAGTCGTAATACCTTTCTCATGATTTTGATATACTCCGCTGACAGTTCGATGAGAATAGCATCCCGGTTCAGCTCGCGGGCTACCTTGGCAGTAGTTCCGGACCCTCCGAAGGGATCGAGGACGACACAATGGACGGGCTTTTCAACGGGATCGCATTTGCAGGTCGGTTGCCAGCCTTTCTGCTCTCGTTTGTATTGATTCTCACCTAGTTGGCCGATACTTACCGATTTTCCACATTTATCCGTAACTTTGTGACCAGTAAAAAGTTCATTATCGTGACTTGACCAACTCTTACCGATCGTACCGCCTGTTACCTCTACAATCCTTTTCCAGGGCGCACCACATGAAGGGCAGCAACCATATTCAGAGGTTCCGGCACTTATGCAGACGCGGGGGATCTCGTCTGGAAATGTATTGCCAGTGATAAAGGGCCTTCCATTCCGGCGAGCTAACCACATTCCTGTTTTAACATTCGGACACCACACGACCCCGTCATAATAACAATCCTTTTGAATTGTTGATGCCTGCCCGTTTGTTCCTCGCATTGAAACCGACTGTTTTTTACTTACAAAGGCCGAAAATGAATTTCCCGTACCGTCACGGGGGGTGATTCTGCAGGTCAGCCCGAGACGAAGGCAAAGCGCCTGATAAAAATCAACCTTGCTCCTGTTTCCTACAAAGGTGATTCGTCCATCAGTTCTTTGGTTTCCATCTCCTTCAGTCATACCCCGCCATAACGCCTTTAAATCGCGTTCTGACCAAGTAAATAAAATATGGAATTGTCCTTCTTTGTGAGGAAATTCTTTTTTGATTGTTTCGACAACGGGACCGGAGAACGAATAAGACCGTTCATCCCCATGACCGCGATCTCTTTGGTAAAGATGAGGAGTTATACCAAGTTCTTTGAACAAATCCTCAATCTTCTCATGCTTTCCCCGCCCCCCTGTTTGATAGAGGGATACCGTATTGCCTTTATTGTAACTTCCGTCAGTGAGCACCCAACCGGCGAGCTCAGCTAATGCCTCATCTTGGAGGTTAACATTTGATGAATTAAAGAAAGGTGCGACGGTTGGAATTTCTTCTCGACCAAGCAATTGATCGGCCTGTTTAATTTTCCATTCTCCCTTTCTTTTGTAATCCCTACAGACCACACGGTGGTTTGGAGTAAGCCACATTGAGAGATCACGGGACTCAATAACAACCATTTTTCCACTAAAAGGAAATTTATGGATTGTTGCCTTCGACCACATCAATTCTTTACCGTCAAATGCCACGATATCTTCAGTATCTTTTAAACAGTGGACATTCCTCCATCCATTAACTGTCAGGGCCTCAGTCTCATCATCTACACATGCAAAATGGGCCTCTGGTCGTGCCTGTGTGGTGATGGTCCATACGGTTCGGCGGTTGCGAGTGATGCCGAAAAAACCATCGTGTAAATCCGTCGCCTCTCTTGCTTTCTGTGTGTTTAAATGAAGGCGCCTTCCGGCAGATTGAGGATCTTGATCTGAATGTTTCCCTTTCCATCGCTCATTAAATCCGGTATAGGTCGGATTCCCGGTTAGATCCTGTTTATTAGGGCGCTTATAACTTTTCAACCCTTCATGGGAATTACCTATTGAACCCAAACCGGGAGAATAATATTTTCCTTTGTCTCTGGATCTATCCCACCCACAAGATTGTGCGGCGTCTTCCCGGATTGCCTCGCCATCATAGAAGTATTTCGCGGATTTCGTAAGGAGGAAGATATACTCATGGCTGGTTGTTGGCCTGTCCTCTACCGATGACGGCATGGGGTTTGGTTTGTTCCATATGATGTCAGAACGTAGATACCAGCCGTCTGCCTGTAATGCGAGAGCGACAAGCCAGGGAATGCCGATCAGGTCTTTTGCCTTGAAGGTTGAATCGCGGTATCCCTTTTTATTCTGGTATCTTTCACTGTTTTTCGTGTGAAGGTCCGTATGTTCCGGATGGTTCTCTTTGTATTTCTCGATGTAAACCCCGTTTGAGGCATAACACGCCCCCAAATTCAGCCACAGCGTCCCATCCTTCCGGAGTACCCTTTTCACTTCCCGGAATACCTCTACCATCTTGGAGACATATTCATCCGGGGTTTTTTCCAATCCGATTTGTCCGTCAACGCCGTAGTCCCTGAGGCCCCAGTACGGAGGGGAGGTAACAACGCATTGAACCGATTCGTCCGGGAGTTGTTTCAGGCCGTCGATCACATCGGCATGGATGATCTGGATCATGGTTTCCTCCGGTGCTTTGCCCTTCTTGACAGAATAATCCTCCTCCCGTCGGGTTCGTGCCAAATTCTTCTTTTTCCCATTACTCCGTGGCTATCATTTCCACTGGAGCCACTGGAACTTTCAATACAGCAATTATTTTTTGTAGGGTATAATAAGTTATATATATTATTACTTCCATAATCATACAACAGGCTTTCTCTTTTGGAAATTAAGAAAGAATCTTTCTTGGTTTCTATCCTGGTTTTAGTTTCCACTGGAAACACCACCCACGGAGTAATGGACATTCATAGAATCCCTCATCAGATTGCGGTTATTTTCGAGATGTTGAAATTCAGAAATGCATTCAAGATTGGAAATCTCGTTATTTCCAGGATTTTGATCCTTGTGCCGGATGAGAAAACCAGTTGGTATAGCACCGAAATTGTCCTGCCAGATGATCCTATGGAGTAAGATCCATCTCTTTTTCCCGGTTTTCCTGTTGTAAACCTGCCCCCGATAATAGCGGTGAGAGGAGTATTTTGAATCGGGATCCCGTGTGAAAACCTTTCCACCATAGGATACTTTTTCCTTCACACTCTCGCCTCCTCATTCACTGCTATCGTTTTCCTCATCCACCGGGCCGGCTCACCCGGTAGCGATACCTTAACCGCTTTCATGGTCCGTGGCAGCCTCTTCCCAGCCTCATGGGTGTTGAGGTTACAGGCCCGGGAAATATCCGCTGTATTGAAGATGTGCCCCTCTGGCATACCATCCAGGAGAGTATTGATCCGGTCCTCTTTCGTGGGGCAGGTCATCGCAGCACCGCCGCTTTTGTAATTTGATCCCCTGTGAAAAACACATCCGATGCCAGCGGGGGTTTGGCGAGGGCTACGATCTCATCCTCCCGGAAGGTCCATTGAGTCGCCTTAATCCTCTCGCCGCAGTGGATACAACGGATCCGGCTCCAGCTCTGGGGATCGGCAAAGGTGGCCTGCTCGTTTTTGCATCTCGGGCAGCGGGCGATCATGTTGTCGCCGCCCTTAACCACTGCGGGTTTTTCTTCAGCCAGGGACAGCCTTTCTTTTCATCCGTGGCTTTCTTCGCTGTGTAATCGCAGACATCACCCGGTCGCCTGAGGCACCGCTGTTCCAGGCCGCGTTTCTTGCAGGGGTGAGAGGCCTTCCGCTTCTTGTCGTTCCGGTTCCGTGCTCTCTGGTTGCTTCGGAGGCGCTGGTTTTCGGCCCGGACTTTCTCATTCTCCTGGCGTTTCTCACGGGCCCCAGGTGTCCGGTCTTCGTAGCAATCCCGGCACTCCGTTGAACCGTCCCAGGCGGGAATATAGTTCACCTTGCAGACCGGACAGATCACCATGCCGAGCCGATGGCCGCGATTATGGCAGGTCGTGCACATGATCTGGCAGTCTTCATCAAAGGTCAGGTACTCCTTGAATGTCAGGTACTTCTCATCGGTTACGTGATGGATAGTGAGACTGCAGAACATCGGTTCCCCGCTCTTGTAGTTCCGGGGTTGACCCTGCCGGTCCCGGCGCCTTTCTCTGTCGTGATACCCGCACTTGCAACACGTCGAGTCCGGATAGATATTTTCCGCCTTCATCGCAGCCCATTCGGGAGTATTCCACCAGTCGGAATGTGTGAGCTGGCGGTTGTCGATCCGGCGCTGTTGTGGGTTGGTGACGGTGATTGATGATTCAATAATGGGGGAAACCATATTTACCGCCTCTGTTGAAGATTGACAAAATTGTCCATGTTCCTGTGTGAAAAGTTTGGTCTGTTCCAGCTCTTTGATAATCTTCTCACTTACTCCACAGGCCCGGAGATTATCGGGAGATGTTGACCTGCACTTGTCGCGGCGGGTCATGATGAAGCCGCCTGCGTCTTTGCGTCCTCTATAGTTCCCTTCCAGATGATCGCCGCTTGCGGCCCCGCATGAAGCCTCCAGATTTTACCATCGAACGAAGGAACAATGCCCATTTCCCAGAGTTTTACTAATGGCTCAAATGGATATCCTTCACCAGGAATACTTTCGCAATATTTCCAGTCACTTCTTTTCAGTACGAAAAACGATCCGATATACGCCCTGACCGAATCCCAGACCGAATCCCAGACCGAATCCCAGACCGAATCCCAGACCGAAACCCCGACCGAAACCCCGACCGAATCCCAGACCGAATCCCAGACCGAAGCCCAGACCGAATCCCCGACCGAAGCCCTGACCGAATCCCCGACCGAAGCCCTGACCGAAGCCCTGACCGAAACCCCGACCGAAGCCCTGACCGAATCCCATTCTACCAGGAGATTTAGGAATATTGGATCGATATGGTCTGGCGGTGTAATATCGCTGAATGGGTGAATGATCGGTTTATGAACGAGGATTTTATCCAGTTGTTTTTTCCATTTCTGGAACGCGAGATAGCACTTCTTTTCATGATCCTCTGTCCACCATGACGGCCTGATACTTTCATCAATTCGCAGAGTCCACTTATCCGGGTTCAGGTAATCCCCGTTTTCCGGTGTGATTTCAACTCTCGCAAATTCGAGCAGGTTTTTATTGGAAGTGTTGTCTTTATACCCCGCCTTCGCTACGAGTTCATCATGTGTGTCGATACCGAATTTCCAGGTTACTTTTCCGGTGCCTGAAATTATGCAACTGAATGCTTTGCACATGATCACACCACCGCCTTAATCGCCATCTCCGAACCGCCGCACACGGGACAGTTGCTCAGGATGACCTGGCCCTCGTCGCCATACACGCGGGTGATGAGTGGCTGCCCTGGATGCCGGGCACAGGTGATGTTGTCGGGCTGGGTATAGGTGAGGAGGGGGGAGAGTTGGATCATCAGTCCACCACCACAAGTATCCGGGCGGGCCCGGTTTCCATCATCCCATGGTTTCCAGAATAGTAACCTTCTCCCTCTTTATGGCCGTATATTAAGATATCAAATGGGTCATATGGATCAACCTGATATTCTTTCACACCCTGTCTTTTCACGAGTTCTTTGACAAGATCGCAGGTGAGAACATTATCAAGATCTGCGCTCATGCTCCCTCACCGTTCCTCTTCTGCATCTCCCGGACGGCATAGTCGTAAACGACAAACGCCTGCTCTACTCTTTCAAGGGCCTCTGCTGGATCCCCGGCATCGAAGTAAACCTTCAGCCCAGCCTTCTTACTGGTCCCGGAAAACTCTATTGAGTCCGGGCGGGCCTTCTCTCCCTCGTGCCGGTGGATGATGATCTGCGGTTCAGTTGTAGGGGTGACAACTTTCTGTGATTCCTGTTTTTTGTCACCCTGTCCATCCATGCAGCCGTTATAACTCTCATCCGGGCATGTCTCACATTTCACATTGCAGGTGTCCGGGGACGCCGGGGCGGTGGAGGCATTGTAAGCATGGGGGTTTTTAACCTGCCCTTGGAGTGATAGTTCCTGGATGATACAGGCCTTATTGAATGCAAAGGTGACATACTGCGGTAAGGGGTCATCCTTGATGTTCCCGGTGAGATTGGGAAGAATACCGTAATGCTTCTCTTTCTCATTCACCCATATCGTAACGAGATTCGGCCCATCAATTGAGGTAAGGACGCCCTCACTTGAGGTTAATTTTACCTCGGATTTCGCGGCGTTCTTTCCCCCGGTGGGTGCGGCTCCTCCATGTGGCATGATCCTTTTCAGGGTCCGGGTGGTTCCATCCATCCCGAGATCATATTCAAAATCTACCACTTCCCCGTCTTTTCTTCGGGAGAGATATTTTTCCACAAAGGGGGGATATCGGTAGGTCATACCATCAATTTCAGCTGTCCCCTCCCCGCGGCCCTGGAGGGTGCCGGTATCGATCTCGGTCATGCCCGGCACCTCGCAGTATAGAAGTTCTCCAGGTTCATCTCCGGGGTCAGGTTCCGGTCAGCCAGGAACGATGCGAAATCTTCATCGCTCTCATTCACCAACTGGCAGAACGAGACCCTCACCGGGCAGTCTGTGATCTGCCGCTGGTCGCATAAGTCGTTCAGGATGCAGGGGATCCCCCCGGCTGCCTTCGTGGGTTTGTAGTACCTGCAGGCGCGGTAGCTTTTCTGGATGGGCGAAACCGTTTTCACGTTTGCCGCCATACTCTCTTTCGCAGCTGGGTTCTCTATCTGACAGGACATGGAACCGCTGCCTTCGATCATTTCAGTCATTTTTCTCATTCTCCTCTTTTACGACGAAATCGCCGTCTTCGATCATCTCATCAATCAGGTAAGCCGGGTAGTTCTGTTTAAGCCGGGCAATTACAACGGGTGGTAATTCAAGCGCTGCTGAGCTCATGCCGGTATCCCCTCCCGCTCTGCCTTTTCATAAAGGGCGGCCCGAGTGAATGCGCTCTTATTTTCAACGAGATTTAGAATTTTCTTGCTTTTCCCGTCGAGAAATAAGAGAACCCTGCTCCCATCCTCTACTGGCTGTTTGGTTGCCATAGTATATACTATAGCATACAAGTATATAATAATTTTTAATTTGTTATACATCGCATACACTTATACCATTGCACGGCAAAGATGCACGACATACTTTTATTATATACCAAACTATTCCATTACGCAACGATGGAGTGAGGGGTTTTGGATGCACAAAAGAAAGGCAAGGACACCATACCGGTGAGATTGTCACAAGGGACCGTCACGAAAATAGATCGGCTCGTGGATACGGGGGAGTATTCAAGCAGGTCGGATTTTATACAAAAGTGTATAGAATTTTATCTGAACCGGGAGGAGTTCAAGAAATATCAGATGGAGGCGCTGGTTGAATTAATACGTGGTAGTCCGGAAGTACGGGAGGAGTTGCGACAGAACCTCGCAGCGATGCTTGCCGATAAGCTGCGGGAATAAACTCATTTTTAAGGTAATTTTTAAATTCATCGCTTCTTAAAAAAGTTAATAAGAGTCCATCTCCCTCGTCTTCCACCCGGCAACATCTCTTAATTCCCTATGGTGCACCACCCACAATAATGGTTTTTCCTATGCACAGGTTGAAAGTGATAACCGCCCGGTTATGTTTTGTCCTCTTTCTTTTGTGGGAAATGCTTTTCAAACATCATCTTTATAGCTTGATTTTCCAGCCTAACCAATTCTAACTCTTTCTGCACCGGATTCACATAATCCTCCTTCAGCGGGAACCCGCAGGCATAACATTCAAGTGAGCCGGTCGGGTTGATGATTGAGCATTTCGGGCACTCGATGGGCCTGATCGCCGGGCCTCTTACCTTCTGCTCCCGCTTTATCCCGGCGTGTTCCAGGATAATCTCATCCATCGTGCTATCGGAGATGTGCGCGTATGTAGCTAACATTCCGGTTCTCTGATTCCCCCAATGGATTAATTTGTTCATCCCGTCGGGTATCCCTGATTCCTGCATGGCGGTAATGTGAGAATGCCGGAAGAGGTAGAGAGTGATCTTTGGATCCAGCTGTGCCCTTTCCAGTGCCCGTTTTAATAAGCCCCGGAAACCCCGGTATTGAAAGGGCCGGTGCGGGGCGTCAAGATGAACAAAGACCAGGTTCTTACCTTCCGGAGTCCCGGGGTAATCCTGTCTCCACTGCGCGAGGTATCCGGCACTGTTCACGAGGAGGACACGGCGGGGCGCCCCCGTCTTTACGTTGGTGTTCACAATGGCCCCGTGTGGGAGAACCTTGATATCCCCCCATTCGAGGGTTATGATCTCCTTCGGCCTGAACCCGCCATCATACAGCATAGCAAGCATGGCGCGGTCCCGCGGGTACCGGCAGGCCCGGACAATCTTATCTATGGTCTCCTGCGTGAGCATCTGCGAAGCGGTCTTTGTCATCCTGTCCGGGCCGGGGGTCTTTATGGCCTTTATCTTCTCGCAGATCCCTTTCTGCTTTGCAAACCTCCAGAGAAAGAACCGCTTTCCGGTTATGATATACGTCCGTTGCGTGTTCTGCTTTAATGCCTTGAACGTGTTCCGGACCCGGTAAACATCATCAATGCTGCAGGTACTGAGTGAGAGCTGCTTTGTCCATGGTATGATGCTGTTGTATTCCGTGATGATGCTTTGATCCGCCATGCTCCGGATAGCCGCCTGCTCGGAGAGGTATTTTTTGAGGATCTTCGCGTCGGCAGCTGTCAGGTATTCCTTTACAACTCGTTTATCGATATCGGCATAGCAGCGGGAAAGGCTCATTCATAATTCCCCGTCAAATTACAATATCTCCAAAGGATCACATCAATAACTCCTACCTTTTCTTTAAATACCTCTGAAAGCGCCCGGCACATCTCCAATGGATTACTAAAATTGTATCTTTCTGCTAAACGGATCATGTGTCGGTCCGGTTTCACTGTATCAATTCCAATATTCCGGGCGAGGTGAAACTTTGTGATGGGACCAATCCATGGTAGTGTTTCAAGATAGTTAATTCTCCCCGTTGTTGTTTTTAACTCTTTAATTTTCTTCAACCATTCTTTATAATTTAATGCCGCGGTTCTGATCGCTTCTCTTTTACCGAGATGCCCGATTACTTCAAAACGTTTTTCTTCAAAGAACCTATCGCATATCTTATGGGCGATCTGTTCCTTCATACCTGCATTGAGCACAACCCAGACGTATTGATAATAAAAATACCAATCTTCCTGTTCTTCGAGTGGTTTTATATTTCTTACAAAATCTATCTCCCATTCGAAGTTATTTTCCATTAAATAATTATCGGCCTTCAGAAAAAATTGATTGATATCTCCCATAATCTTTCATAGTAAATCTGACCTGATATAAGTAGCTCCGTCCGGTCACGTTCTGCATCGCATACCCTACCGCGTCGGGTCAACACTTACAGGGGCTTTTGATTAAAACGTGATTTTGTGGTATCGGCCTATTACTGTTCCGACTTCGCTGACTGATGTCATGTTGCGATCTCACCCCTCCCCCTGGCCCTGGCTCTCCCGCGTATCGTTCCCACTGTCGATCAATCGGTTGATGATCTGATCGTAGGATTCCCCCTTGCGGCCGATGGCTTGTAATCGTGAGCGGGTTTCTTTTGAGATTTGAATTTGGGTAAGCTCAGTCATGGGTGTCTATCCTCCCAATCCTGAAGACAACGCCGCGAGGCATCAACTCTGCCTTTGTAATATGCCTCTTTTTCTGGGTCTCTGTTCCGCTGCGCTCTACACATCGAATCATAATCCGATTGGAAAGCGCGTTCTCTTCTGTGCCATTCTTCTGATGGTATTTAAATCACCCATAAAAAATTATTGTGCTCCGATATCACCGAACAGGTTGTAACCCCATGTGTTAATCGGGTGGTTTGGATGACAAGCTGAACGTGTTTGAGACTGGCAAATTTTACAGAATTTATCGTTAACAGAGCAATTTGCCATTCCGCCTTTTGGACACGGCCTCATATGACAGGCTGCACAATCATATTTCGTGCCGTTGCAGTATCCATCAATCTTTGCACAATATGTCCTGAACGTTGGGACAACCATTGCATCGTAGTTACACATTTTTTACACATCCTTATTATACACTACTATGCATCATAATAGTATATATAACTACCTAATAGTAAAAACAAGTAAATCTGATATAATTCAAAATAGTTTTATATAGTTAACAGTGTTACCCCAATACTAACCATGCAAGCCATACAGCGCACCGGGCAGTACCTCATCATGCCAGGGGGAAAGATACCTTACCCGGTATGGTATAGACCCCGGCCTGCTCCGTCGATGAGCATCCCCGGCAAGCGGGCCGACCGGATCCGGGACTTCAACCCGCCCGCGTGAAGAGTGGGGGAAAAGGGTTTATTCTTCTTTTGAGGTTATAGTCTCGTGAATTTCGCAGAACATCATAAATGTCGCGAATGCCAGAACAGACCCGCCTATCCCGATCCCTGCGATTTGATATGCGATATTCTGTCCGGAGATCAGGGACGAGATAAAAATAAATGCAATGCCGAGTATCCCGACTATCCTTAACTGTGACATGATAATCAAGTGTTTTAACCGGATGAGGTGATAAAAACAACGGTAAACCGGTTCAAGCGCAATACCCTAAATATTGTCCCATATAGGATAAATCAGCGGCAAGGCGTTTTACAAGTCTCTTATTCCCCAAATCGGTTATAAAAAGGGTAGCCCCCCCGGTGCATATCCCTTGTGGCGCGAGGAATTGATCATCTCCGGATCCGCTTGATCCGATTTTTGAAACATAGGATAGATCGGAACAAAGGCGTTTTACAAGTCTCTGATTACTGTAATCCACGATATACAGGTTCGTATTATCAGTGCATATTCCGAGAGGTGTGTTAAACTGATCGTCACCCGTTCCAATAGATCCGATTTTTGAAATATATGATAAATCAGAACAGAGGCGTTTTACTATCCGATTGTTGACTGAATCAGTAATATACAGGTTTGTGTTATCTGTGCTTATTCCGTGCGGGCCATGAAACTGATCGTCCCCGGTTCCTAATGATCCGATTTTTGAGACATAGGCAAGATTTGAGCAGTTCCGCTTTATTATCCGGTTATTTCCTGAATCCGCGATATAAATGAAAGTTCCGTCGGTGCATATGAAACGGGGCGAATTAAACTGATCATTTCCCGATCCGCCCGAACCGATTTCTGACACATAAGAAAAGTCTGAAATGAGCCGCTTTACTATCCGGTTATTCCCCGTATCGGTGATGAAAATGTGGGTTGAATTTGCACATATTCCTACAGGGGTTGTATATTGATCATTCCCGGTGCCTAACGTGCCGTATTTGGTGATGTGGGAAAGATTGGATTTTTTATGCAGGTGGATCGCGTTATTCAAGGTGTCAACGACATAAAGAGCCTCTCCTACCAGGCAGATCCCCTCAAACCATGATTCCCCGAGTGTGCCAGTACCGGCACAGGACCGCCGTATCCCAATGGGATCAATTGTAACCCGCTCACCCACGGTTAGATTTGGGCATGGTTTTTGTATTACGTCGTTAATTCTCACCCGGTCATTTACCGCCATCGTTGCGCTCTTATAATTTGACACCGGGCCGATTGTCACCCGGTCGCCGGCGGTAAAGGTCATATATTTTCCTTCATCACGAATATTCCGTTGTCAGTCTTCGCAATTGCGCTATTTGCCCCTACATATGCCAGATAACCCGTAGTTGTTTTTTCGCTGTTGGTTTCTTTGAGTTTTTTATCAACAATCCGCTCGACCAGGTTCACATCAGATACCAGGGTATAGTCATTTATTGCACGTTTCAGGGTGAGCACCCGATCAAGTGTGCACTGGATATCAACAAAGATCCCGCCCGGTCCCTTGCTATACTGGATATAAATAATCCTCATCTCTGCATTGGGGATCTTATCGAACCCGATAAATTTTACCCGCTGCATGAGCCGGAGATCGGTTCTTTTTTCGAGGACCACATGGTAGACGCTCGGGTCCGTCTGGCACAAATTAAAGTAATCCAGCGAGAAGTTATCAACATCGTCCTGAGTACGTAATCCTAATGAGCCGTCGTGATCATAGATTGGTGGGGCCTCGATTGCCCTTTCAGTTCCAGCTGTTACCCCGGAAGTCTCCCGGACTTTCTCATAATATTTTTCAACCGGGAAATACGTTACCGTTACCAGGTCTGCCGGTGTAAGGGTAAGCCCTGTTGCCGTTACCCAATCGACTTCACCCGATGAAAGGTGCTCAGTGATAGGCCAGTCTTCAATACTTCCCCCCACCCCGTGCTGAACGGTTGCACTGCATGAGTCCGCCCGGCCATGCTGCGAGAGGACAAAACTATCGGTTGTTGCCGTCGCGGTGAAGGTTTCAATAAGGATCCCGGGATTGCATCTCACGCGGACCCGGTTATATTTCTCCCCCGACCTGTCATCGCCATAGATTTCCCCCACTACATAGGGATCAGGGTACTCGAACGTCACCATTGCGGGCAGGTGAAGAACATCATCGCTTGAATCTCCCGGGGCCCATATTGCATAATCCAGGTTGGTGGTTGATTTATAGAAGAACTCAAAGAAGAGATACCCGATATAATCCCGGATCTCCTGAAGCGCATCCATTTTTGTGATGTCGTCCCGGGTGAAATCAAAGGGCTTATTTTTCAGGGTGCCGTCGTCCCAATCATCGCAGTCAATCACGGAATGGATCGTCAGGCCCGTTTTTGCTACTGAACTTACCCCTCCCAGGAGGGCGGTTACATATTTCGTGATATCGAGATAGTAAAACTCCCCCGCGTAAATCGGGGTGGCCTGGTAGAGATCGATAAGCGGCGTGACTGTCCCGGCGGTATCATTGTAAAAGAAGGTCTGCTGCTGCCCGGTAAAATCGGTTTCAAGCGCTTCAAGATATTGCCTGGTGAGATACCAGAAATAGGAATACGCCGTGACGGTTGTCTTATGCCCGGCTTCTTGGGTGCGGTAGGCCGGGCCCGGTATGTACCCCATAAAGACAAGTTGATCGGTCCCGAGGTGGTCGGGTATGATGACTTCAATATCGCGGGAATTAATGGATGGGTGTCCGTCAATCTCCTGTTTGCAGATCCACATCAGATCGTTAATCCCCTTTGATACTGATGTTGAAATGATGGAATCGCTCAATATCGCAGTTGTGAGGTCGATTACTACGCTATCAGAATCCGATCCTGTTGTGTTGGTCGCAGTAAGGGTAATAGTATAAGATGCCCCCCCGGAGGATGGAAAATAA